TAGTATATTCAGTAATTTTTTCTAATTCTTCTGCCACTACTTCCTGTCTTCTTTCTTCCGTAGTTATTATGTCTATTACTTTATCACCAACTACCCTAAACCATAGAGGTTTGTCAAGTTTTTTAGCCTCTCTGAACTTAGCTTCTATTTCTCTGAAAGCTTCAACAGAAACTGATAATTGAGTACTATATCTTAAATTATGTTTTCTAGCTAAATTTTCGTATGCTCTGAACAGTTTTAGTTCTTCATCTGTAAACTTCTTTTTGCGAGGGCCTGTAGTAGTACCTTTATAGTTACCTGCTGCTTTAACGCATTCTCTGTTACCACATGTTTTATTTCTTCTACCGTGTGTTAAATCTTTCTCTACTTCATTCTTACATACAGGGCATTCGAACATACCGTATCTTCTTGTCTTACCTGGTTTACCTTTTGACTCTGTTACTCTTAGTAATTTCATTGTCTGTCCTTTTCTTTTCGTATACGTAATTATACCAATAGTAACCTTATACCATCCTTATCCTGTATTGGTACTACGGCATTGCGAAATACCAGTAGTGAGCATAAAAAATGGGGTAGAGTCTCAATCGACCCTTACCCCATAAAGCACTAGATTAGAACCTTAAATTAGGCCTAACCCAGTGATCCTACGCTTAAAATCGTTCTAATTCTTTCAGGTCTATACACAAGTTGTCCAAAATACCATGAGATACTTACTACACCATTTTTACCATACCAGTCAGCGTTAGCATCAACTTTAGGAAGTGCAGTTTGAACACGTGCAACATCACCTTCGAAACCGACTGTTGCGAATGAATCTGTACCTACGAATAGGAATGGGAATACATCGAAGTGGTCATCAGTTTCATAGTAACCAGTACCATCGTTATCACCGCCGTCAGTTTGTGAACTATCGTCACCAGCACCTGGCCATGAAGGCATCTCTTCTATTTCAATGAAACGGAATCTACCGATACGTCCAATCTCACCTTTAGCGATATTACCTGCTGCAGCATACTCAGATACGTCATTCCATACACGTACATTGTTACCACCGATACTAACTACCATATCTTCTAACAACGGTTTAAGCTCTGCACCTACATATAAGTAGTAAGCATTAGGAACTGTAGTTGTACCGAATTTAGTTGAACCATCAATCAATTTAGTTTGACTTGGTACACGAGCATCTTTTAATGCTTTTTCGAGCAATCTAAGTGTTTTATAGCTTAGTTGTGATTTCTTATCCATCGTATCCATACTAGTAGCTGCACCAGTATATACAACATTGTTTAAACCTGCACTAATCAATCCATTACGTACTTGAGTTTCACGTGTACGACCATAAGCTTCACCAGCTTCCATTGACAATCGTTTGAATAATCCAGTCTCTGTATCCATCTCTAGTGCTTTCTTAGTGAACGGAATAGCGAAACCGTACTCTTTAACCTTAGCTTCAAGTACTTCACGTTTCATACCGACAGCATTCACTTTTCCGCCTTCTTCACGAAGAGCAGGGAATGAACCATTTTGTACTGCGAAGTCTTTACTTGAACCGTATAGGTTACCGTTACCTGATTTAACTGTACCAGTTGCACCAGCACCAGATTTAGCATCTGCTAGGGTATCATACTCATCGATACGTGCACCATTAGCATCGTATGCATACCATTTACCAGCAACCATTTTTACACCGTTACCATCGATACCTTGGTCATTCACGTTCGCTGGGTGAATAATTGGTAATTCATGATACTTTTTAATTGTATCACCGAAATGTTTCGGCTGAACTAGCTTGTTCCCCATTTGTGAGAACACTACATCATATTTAGCTTCACGTACTGCAACTTTTGACCAGAACTTATCGTTTAACTGTTCACCAATAGACGAACTATTTACTCCGCCTTTTCCAAATTTAATAGCCATAATTTTTCCTTGTTAGTTTACTTTAACGTAGCTAGGAAATCATCTAGTTCGTCATCCGATAAATCTAGTAAGTTAACCTCTTTTTTAGGTTTAGCTTTAGTAGCTTTTTTCGGTTTACTGACGACTGTAGCTTCTTCTCTAGCCTTGTCAATCTTTTCTTTTTCTACGCTAGCTTTGGTCTTATACTCACGCTCTTTTCGTGCGTTCAGTATCTTTTGTTTCTCTTCCTCCAACTTAGCTAGTCGTTCTTGTTCCGCCTCTTGTGCCGACATCCTATTCGCTTCTGTAGCTAACTGCTGTAACGCTTCATCATACTTATCTATGTATGTTTTATTAGCATACCCCATAGGATCAGTAACCGCATTCTGGTACATTCTTTCTTGTACCTCTTCGTAAATACTTTTACCTGTATAACCCTGAGTAGACATATGAGCAATTACGCCCTTAGCTTTATTCGGATCGTTCAGCAACTCTAGCGCACTATTATCCTGCGCCCAGTCCTTCTCTAGTGCCTCAGTAAACTTGGACTCTATTTCCGGACCTACACTTTTAGCATAGTCTAATGTATCTTCTAGATTCAGTGTAATTGGATCGACTGTGTGATCCTGTGGAGTGTACTTGTCCACTTCTACCTCATCTAGGTCCATAGCATCTATACTATTCTCTTCAATCAGTTTCTTAATGGCTTCTTTATTACCTTTAGAAGCTTCTACAACTAGATTAAATTTACTAGAGTCCTCTGTCCATCCTAGTTCATCCATAGTCTTCATGAACGGCTTGTATTTCTTGATTGCAGCCATTTTCTCTGCAAACCCTACAGCCATTTGTTGAGCTTGGATTATCTTATCTGGATCATTGAACCCTTTAATCTTTCTGCCGTTAGCAGTAAATTCACCGGTGACTTTATCGTAGAATTCTTTAGCTTTACGATAATCTTCAGGTACTTCTGGTTCAGCTTCTGGTTCACTTTCCGTTTCTGCTTCTGTCTCTTCGACAGTTTCAGTTTCTGATTCTTCTTCTACTTCTTCCGTATCGTTACCATTTTCAACTTCTTGAGCGTTTCTGTCTTCTTCCTCTTCCTCTACTTCTTCAGTGTCTTCCTCTTCAGGCTCTGTTTCTGCTTCTGTATCATCCGATTCTGTAGTATCTGTGTCCTCAATGTCGTCCTCAGCTTCCTCTACTATCTCTTCTTCCTCTGCAGTAGGCTCTTCCCCTACTACATCAGAATCAATAGAACTTTCAATCTGATCTAATACCTCATCCAATTGGTCATCAGTTAGATCATCAATTTCAACTTCTGTACTCATCCTAGTTCTCCTCTACTACTTCAGTATCGAAGAAGTTATCTGGGTTACTTTCTAGCTCACGTTTATATTTTCTTAATTCATCTACATTTTCTTCAGCATACATACCAGCCAAATCCAATTTAGCGAAAAACGCTCTGACCATTCTAATAGCCATTAGCTGTTCCATCGACATTTCTATCTGATCTCTCTTCATACCATCTGGAGTAATAATAGCTTCTTTAATTCTATCAGCTTCATTTTCCATATACTCTTCTAGTACTATTGTTTTGAAATTTTCATTTTCAAATAACTCACTCATTGCTTTTCTTAGCTTAAGTGCTTTCTCTTGCTCTTCGAGCTGTTTTTCCACATTAGCTAATTCTTCTTGAATTGCTTCTGCTCTTTGGGTAGCGTTATCTGCCATTGCCTTGTCCTTTTTAACAATATTATTTAGTAGTACCAGTATATAGGCACTCACATAATTATACTAAGTATAACTTTAAGTTGTGCTTAAACTACTGCCCACTATACGGATTCTGTGCTTGAGGAGCTGGTTGTTGCTGTTGTTGTGCCTGTGCAGCAGCTTGTTTTAGCGAATCTATATACTGAGCAATCGCTTCTGGTGGTACCCCTTCTTCCTGCAACCCCTTCAGTACTTCATCCAGCACACCAGACTGACCTAACTCATCGATCGATGCTTGACCTGTGCCTACTGCCTCTAGTAAATTAGCTGCTACCTGCTGAGTCTGTGACGGACTGTTATCTGCCATCCCTCTCTGTTGTTCAGCCATAGCTTGTTGTTGCTGGCCTATCACTTCTTTATGTGCTGCTAACTCCTGCTTTAGTCCATCATTCTCCTGTGCCAGTTGTGACACTTGATCCGCTGCCTGTAGTGCCGGATGCCGTGGAGGCATCACTTGTTCGTTATTTTGTTGCATTTCTATCTCCTTGTTGTTTAGTGGAATGCTTATACACATCCATATCAGCCTTGAACTGCTGATCCTCTATTTGTCTTTGTCTATCTACGCCTGTAGCTTCATCGATAAACTTCTTATCTACTACATCTCTATCACTCTCTAGTTTCTTAGCTTTAGCCATAGCCACTTCTGCATCTGCCATCACTTTAGTAGTATGTACCGGTGCATCATTATATCTAGCCATAGTCTCATATGTGTATGCATCTAAATTATCTTTAGTAGCGTATGTCTTAGCCGTATCTGCTCTTAGTTTATCACTCTTATCTGCTTTCTCACCGATATCCGCTTTCATCAACTCATTTTTCAATCGCTCATTCTCTAGCTGCAACTGTCTCATTTCCTCTTCCATCGGATCTGGTTTAGGTGGCTCTATTTCTTCTATCGCCTTAGCTACATCAGGCACCTTATTCAGTTTAGCCCATTTAGCCATCAGTAATTGCGTCAATTCAAACGGTAAATTCGGTCCCATTGTCTGCATCATATAGCTTAGCTTATTACTAGTATCCTGGTCTTTCTCTGGAGTACTAATCTCTATCCGTAGATCGAAATCCACATCTAGATTACTTCTATCAAACTCCTGGAACTCCCCATCACTCAACTTAACCATTACACTATCATCTAGGAATACCTTAGCGTTGAGTAGCATGTGTCTAGCTACATTCCTTAGTAACTCTTCACTAATTCGTCTTAGTATACTTAACTTTCTCTTAGCTGTAGCATCTAGCGCACTTCTTATTCCCCCTACTGATGTACCTAGGCTATCCCCAGTAACCCCTTGCTGGAATGCTTTCTGTCCAGTCAGACTTTCTGCATCTTGCTTCTGGTATGTAATCATATTGAATATACTACCATCAATCGGCTCTATCTTACTAGTCCATATCATCCTACTCGGATCAGCACCATTTCTGAATCTAGCGTTTAACCCCTTGTTGAATGCCTGCCATTGACTAGGACTGCTGAATAGTGTCTCATCAACTAGCTTCTGTCCTAGGCTATTAGTGATTGTCTGATTATGCATAGCTCTAGTGTACACACCTACAGTATCCTGATTCTCCTTCAGCAACTTAGCATCTGGCTCACCGAACACTTCTTTTTTCCTTGGCATGTATCTAGCTATACTGAACGGTAGCTCTTTATGCGGGAACGGGTTCTTAGCTAATCTAATCATCGTATCTCCAGCCCATACAGCTATTATAGGTTCTACTTCACCATCTTTGTCTATGTCCCAGTAACCCCAGTACTCTTTAATCTTAATCTTTTTTCTGGCTTTGTCTTTGAAGTGGAAGCTATCCCCGAATTGTTTAGTATCGCTGACTGTACCACTTGATACATCCTCAGAGTCGCTATCTAAATCTATCTTATCTAGGTTCTTATACAGTCCAGAACCTACCTTTTTCTCTTCCCCTGTAATCGGATCTACTGCAGTATACTCTTGGTACTCTTGTGCTTTTAGCGTAGAGAAATCCTCATCATACTCATGTATAATAAATCTAGCTCTCTGTATATCCCCTTCACAAGTAGGGTCAACTACTACGTTAGTATTATCAACTACCTCCAGCGTAGGCTTATTAGATACTACACACTTTACTTTTTTCTTTATTACCTTCTTACCTATCGGTACTGGCTCACCTGTCTCTATCAGTGCTTGTGCTTGTATCTGGTCAATCTTGCCCAACTGCACCATATTCTTGATTGCTTCGTAGCTTTCATCTGCATCACCATACACAACTTCTACTGCTTCCACTTCTTTCTCGTCATACTCAGTAGCCCAACCGTCTTTAACTATTACAGTACCTTCATCGTATACAGTACGTACTATCTCTGTTATCAACTTAGTTTTATCTACCTGTACATTGAACGCCCAGTTTAGCCATAGCCCTGAATTGTATGCTTTATTCGCGTCTTCCGGTCCTGTAGGTTGTACACTGAATACATCATATGTACTCATGAATGGCTCTTCTAGTGTAGGGTATGCCCATTCAGCCATCTTCCTGATCACTAGTGGTTGTACAGTACTTTTACCACGTTCACGTAGGTGTTTAGGTAGCGGGTCACCTCCATTCATATCAGTACGATACTGCTCTATCTGAGCAACTACATGATTTCTGTAGTCTTCAGCACCTTTGTAATCATACATCAGGTCCTCTAGTGTAGGTTCGTTTTTCCAGTTAGTTAATTTTTTAGCCATTTATATTCACCTATTAATTTGAACTATTATATCATAGCTTTTATTATAATCTCTTTACAAGAATAATTTTACCAGAAGCGTGCGTCATTTCTTCTATATACCCATCCTCATACCGTCTCCATCTTACTACTGCATAGGGATATTCATTACCGCCTTCACCCTCATCCCATACCTGGTTAGGTGCTATACTATCATCTTCAGTCTCTGCAGCTTGACTTTCTGTACTCTCGTGTTTACTGAACGGCACTCTCTTATTCTCATCATATAAATCAGTATTACTGGCATACTCTCTAGCATGTGGGTATATACCTACCAATCCTTCGGTAGCTTTTAGCTGATCACAACTAACTACCATCTTTCTGCCATCCGCAGTCTTGTAGCGTAAATCTACATTCCACTTATGTAAATCAATAGGTACACCGTTTACTTTGATATATATTTTAGTTGGGTATGTATCACCAGCATATCTAACTATGTTCTTACTTTTTAATTCCATTACTCTTCTCCTCCATCTGCTGTAGTTGATAACTCAATTGCATTGCCATCTATATTTTCTTCATACATCTCACCGAACACATTAACTATCTCTGCATCCCCGTGGAAGTCTGTCACACTTACTGTACCTAGTTGTGACAAGTCTCCTGATATAACATAGTCTTTTAAGTACACAGCAACTTCTTTAGTTTCAGCATCACCACAGGTATCTATAACTACTGTAGTACACACCTCATCGCTATGTAGCCCTTGTTGGTCATACGCAGTGTTACACACTTTATACCTACCAATCGTATAGAATCTGGTAGTGAAACTGTTATTAGCTATTTGCTGTTCTCTAGCCAGCACCCATTCTGGATCTTTATCCCTGTCACTATCTAGCACATACACTTTATCAATATAAATATCTATCATATTATACCCCATCATTCCTTCTGGGTCAATACTATCCAGTGTAAACTTGTACTCCTTATCGACTAGCTCATAACCAATTCCTGTAGTGGGGGGTCTATTCCTAGCTTGTACTCCCCTTATTGTATTGTAGCTTTCTGTAGTAGTACCATTATCCCACTCTGTAACTATCCTTATTTCATAACCATCTAGTGTATCTAGTTGAAACTTATTCTCTGTAACCTCTACGTTATTCACATACCACGTCTGCTTAACTACAGCAGAATCTGGATCGTTATTAGTGACTGTAAACACAACCGTATCATGCAGCAAGTAGTCATTCTTATCTATCTCTACCGTAGTTGTTGGTGCGTTATTAGCTACCGTCAATGTGTCACTACCACTACACTCATTACCGCATATACCTGTGTATTTCCATTCTACCGTATACTCTCCTGCTGTATTGAACACATATTCTTTCGGAGCATCATACCATGTACCGTCAATCTTTACCTGTAACCCACTACCATCTAGATTGAATATGCTCTGTCCATACCAGCTATTTTTTAGGTAGAATGTATTACCCTTATAGTCCCACTGATACTCTTGGTTAATTTGTAGACCAACTACACTATCAGCACCTACTAACACTGAACTAGGTGTCACGCTACCTACACAACTACTACACGGTCTGAGCTGTATATCTAGTGTATACAGACTATCTCCTGTACTAGCTATCTTCATTACACTCATCTTGCTGTGCTGGCCTGCTCTATCCTCGCTATCAATCCATGCTACTATTAGTAGTGTATCTCCTTCTGGTACAGCCACGCCTTCATTATCCCAGTCATCATCGTTGGTATCGAAGCTAATTTGCTGATTCTCCGTATCATGTACATTACTCCAGTTACCTGTCTCGTAGTGGAACCCTTGATACTTGCAATCTACTGCATTTTCATTCTCATCATACACGTTGCATACTACACTAGCCATCTACTCAACCTCAAACTGTATATTTAATCGGAAGTACAGGTTACTACATTCTTTCTCTTCTGTAGCGTACTTCTTATAACTACCTGGAGCAAACACGTGGTTATCCAGTAGTACATACCCAACCTCTGTCACTATATCTCTATCATACCTGAACTGATAGTAGACGTTATATATAGAAAACTGTGAGCCTTCTAGTGTATTCTTTCCTAGGTATATATAACCCTTAGTGCTTTTTACTAAGTCTACACCTATAGTGTGAGTATATGTATAATCAAACTCTTTAACTGC